GGATTAAGGAAAATCACGATATCCCAGCTGCCGTTTTGACGTCTACAATTACAGTTGGTTATTTGCAAAAAAGTATTGATAGATTATCAGAACAGATTAAACTTGCAAATAAGAATTTTAAGCGACTTAATGGTAATCTATCTAGGCAACTTGGAGCTGATCAGTGATACCAATTATAGACTTGCTCAGAATAGAGAACAGTTTTGGTGGTGGGGTTTTGGGAGTTTTACGCATTTGTAATAAAGCCTTTTGTGCAACACTTGAACCTGCAGAGCAAGATAATGCTCCTAACTATTCTTGTATTCCCGCCATACAGTATGTCTGTGGTCGAGTTAATAGCTCTAGATTCGGGGAAACATTTGAGGTGCTTTATGTTCCTAACCGTACACATATTCTGTTTCATAAAGGCAATACATCTGATGATACAACAGGTTGTATAATTCTTGGAAGTACGTGGGGTAAGCTATCTGGTAATAGGAAAGTAATAAACTCGGGAAAAACATTTAATAGGTTTATGGATGTAATGCTTGACTATCATGAATTTATCTTTACAATTAAGGAAGTGTATTAAAATGAGAAAGTCAGAATTTCTAACAGAGCTTGATACAAGAGAACTGCTTGGTAGCAAATACGCCCAGTGGCTTCAGCGATTTGGCTATTACAGTGAAATCTTAGGTTGTGAACTCTGGATGGAAATTGGATTTATTTGTGATTATGAAAGTACTCCATTGTTCAAGTCTTCGTCTAAACGCGCAGGCGGTATTCATGATTACTTATGCAGAAAGAATAGCAAACCAGTAGTTTCAAAGAAGGTTGCTGCTTTGGTATATGCTGAAGCTCAGAAACTACGAGATCGAATGGTTGTGAAAGGGAAATGTAAACGAGCTTGGAGATCAGTAGTATGTTGGATTAAAACTTCTGCAGTAAGAATTGTTCCTAGTAGTTATTATTTTCATAAGTTCACTGTTGAAGCAACGTTGGAAGAAATTAGCGGAAAATTATGCAAATAGAAACTGATATAAATCCTGCGGTTATAAAGAAACTTTCTGAGTGGAAGAGAAGTCCTCTTCTGTTTGTAAACGACTGCATAACAGCTACACCGAGTAAGCAACAAATTGAACTTTTGCAAGCTGTTGGGAACAATAAAAGAACAACAGTGCGCTCAGGGCACGGTTGTCATGCAGCTGGGACTATTGTGCATTTATACCCTTACGGCTTTAAAATGGTTGAGGATATTGAAGTTGGTGATTATTTGATGGGAGATGATAATACACCAAGAGAAGTTTTAGATCTTGTTCGTGGTAAAGAACAAATGTATAGAATAAAATATTACGATAAAACTTATTATGATGTAAATGAAAATCATGTTTTATCTATTGTATGTACTGGAAGTAAATGTGAATTTAATTCTGGGGATAGGCTAGATATTTCTGTAAAAGAGTATTTAGCTATGATAAAAGAACGAGTTTCGCTTGGTAAAAGGTTTGGGGGTTATAAAGTTTCTATTGATTATCCAGAGATTCCTGTTGTAATTCCACCTTATATTTTAGGTTTATGGTTAGGAGATGGTACACATAATAAAGCTCAGTTAGTAAATATAGATAGAGAAGTTATTGGTGTTTGGCAGATATACGCAGAGAAAAACGGTTTGTTGTTAAGTACTATGGTAGATGGTAAAACACATAATTTAATTCAGTCAGATGTGACTAAAAAGCTTGGTATAGGAAACGTTTTTGAAAAAGGTTTAGAATATTATAACCTTATAAGAAATAAACATATACCAAAAGAGTATCTTTTTAATTCAAAAAAAGTAAGGCTTTTATTACTTGCAGGGTTGTTAGATACAGATGGGTATGCAATTATTAAGTCTGGTTTAATGTTTGAGATTACACAGAAAAGAAAAAGTATAGCAGAAGATATTGTATTTTTATGTCAATCAGTTGGTATGCATGCTACTATAAAAGAAGTAAATAAATCTTGGTTATATAAAGGAATAAAAAAGACTGGTATATACTATATGGTACTTATATCAAGAAATACTGAGTTAGTACCAACACGAATAAAAAGAAAGCAATATAATTATTCTGTGAATAAACAAAGAGGAAATTTACATTTTGGCTTTAAAGTAGAAAAACTTGCTGTAGATAATTATTATGGTTTTGTGGTTGATAAGAATAGACGATATGTTCTTGGAGATTTTACTGTTACTCATAATTGCGGCAAAGACGCCAGTGCTTCATGGCTGGCACTCTGGTTTTTAGTTACTAGACCTTATGCAGAAGTGATAGTAACTGCACCTACAAACAGGCAGTTGAGAGATATATTTCTTGCGGAGATTTCTAAGTGGCTTCGACAGTCACCTGTTGCTGATGAATTTATAGTTCGGAAGGATTCTATTCAGCATAAAGAAGCACCGAAAGAGTGGTGGTTGAGATTGATTTCTCCCTCAATTCGAGCAACTAAAGAAGAACAAGCTGAGACCTTGGCTGGTTTGCATGATGATCACTTGTTTATAATTTGTGATGAGGCGTCGGGAATTCCTGACCCAACGTTTATTCCTCTGGAAGGTGCAATGACACAACCAGATAATAAAGTTCTTTTAATTGGGAATATGACTAAAAACTTTGGTTACTTTTATGATACACACTTTCATGTGGGAGTTAAAGATAATTGGGCTAAGTTGCATTGGGACTCAAGAGAATCTTCTAATGTAGATCCATCAATGCCTAAGTATTTTGCAACTAAATACGGAATAGACTCAAATGTTTTCAAGATCAGAGTAGAAGGAAATCCTCCACTGCAAGATGAGGATACTTTGATTCCATTGTGGACAGCCCAGCAATGTATTGGAAATGAATTTGAAGTAGCTGAAGATGAGCCGCTTTACCTTGGTGTAGATGTTGCAAGATATGGGGATGACGTAAGTATAATTTTACCTAGAAAAGGATTGAAAATTTATCCTTGGGAAACCTTTAGAAAGCTGAATACGATAGATCTTGGTGGATTTGTGAATCAAACTTATCAAGAAATGGATGCTTATGGAATTGGGATAGACTCGATCGGCGTTGGAGCTGGTGTTGCTGATTGGCTTGAAAAACGAAACGTAGATAATTTGTATCAAGTAAATGTAACAATGGCTTCGAGTAATATTGAAAAGTATCATAAGCTTAGAGATGAACTTTGGTGTAAGGTTAGAGATAATTGTCTTTTAGGCAAGTACTCTTTTCCCGATGTTAAAGTACATGGGGAGCAAGAAACACTTGGACAGCAATTAGCAAGTGAGCTTGCAACAGTCAGGTATGCGTTTAACTCTCACGGTGGAGTTGTTGTAGAGTCTAAAAAGGATTTAAAGGCTAGAGGAATTCCAAGTCCTAATATAGCTGATGCACTTTGTCTTACAGAATATTTTTCAAATGAGAGTACTAGAGTGTTTTCAAAGGATAAGGTAAATTACTACGATGTTGGACGTTATGCTAATTACTCGCATGATGCAACGTCTTGGATGGGACTTTAAGGAGTAATTATGAAAGAAATTATAACAACTAATGACGGAATAATTTTAGTAAATGATGAAAATTTTAGGCTATAATGAAAACAAAGAAGAACTTTCTGTGAAATCTAGTAGTGGCAATACTTGGTGCTATTCTAATATTAGTAAAGTTGAGTATGAAAAGGTTTTGTCTGCAGAATCGCAGGAAAAAGCTATAAAAAGTTTACTTAATAAAACGATTACTGTTGGTGTAAATAAAAAGGCTAAAATATGACTCCGGATGCTGAAAGTAAAATACTTAAAGAGGTTCAAGATAGGTTGGCTAAAGCTAAAGATTATGATGGTGAGAATAGGCAACTTGCTTTAGATGATCTTGAATTTGTAGGGAATGAAAATTTTCAATGGCCAGAAAAGATTAAAAATCTGCGTCTTGCAGATGATAGGCCTTGTTTAACTATAAACAAAATGCCGGCTTTTATTGACCAAGTTGTCGGAGATCAGAGGATGAACAGGCCGGCTATTAAGGTTGTACCTGTAGACTCCTATGGTGATATAGAAGTTGCTCGGATACTTGGCGGCTGGATTAAGCATGTACAGCAAATTTCTAAATCTGACATAGCAATAGATCATGGATTTGAGCACGCAGTTACTTGTGGCTACGGGGCGCTGAGAGTTGTTACTAAGTATGTAACTGATACCTCGTTTGATCAAGATGCTTATGTAGAAAAAGTAGATAATGCACTTGCGATTTTCTGGGGTGAACATACTGAATATGATTGTTCAGATGCTAGGTATTGTATTATAATAACTGACATGAACAGAGATGAGTATGAAACTAAGTATAAAGAAGTACCCGCAGAATTTAATACTGCCAGCAGTCAGTATGTTGAAGGCTGGAGCACAAAAGATACTGTTAGACTTGCAGAGTATTTTGTAAAAGAGCCAGTG